ACTTTTGAGAATGGCATTGAAAGGCGAAGTGAATCGCCATCAGTATCCCAATGAGCTTTTAAAATAGTCATACTAAATCCATTATATAACCTTTTTATAAAAAATTTACAAAAATGTTACTTTTTTATTCTGATGCTGGGCCTTCGCCCTGTGGATTTCTTCCGTCAACCGTGCCAGGACTGTCTGCCTGGTTATTCGATCTCTCAGTATCCCTCTGCCTATTTCGAGCAGTGTTTGCTCTCATGTCAGTAGCTTGTCTAGCAGTCATTTCAAATGGGTCATCCCCGTCTGAACGCTGCGGTAGGCCCAACTGCTGCCTTGCCTCGTTTGGTGTAATTACCTGAGTTTTTACGTATCTTTCCAAAATTTGCGATTGTGCAATTTCGTCTGTCAACGTAAGTTCATTGAACTTGAATTCAATTATATCAGTTTTTTCCTTAACAAGTCTGTTAATCATTTTTTCAAGATTACGCTGAGCTGGTCTTGATACCTGCTCCTTGAATGTACGGTCTTGAGCCAAAGCTGCAGCAATAGCAGAGCTATCGCCACCACCAATCTTTGATAGAGGAACTTGGTGTGCAATTAAAATATCGTCACGGTTCTGTGTACGATATTCCTTGAACGATGCTTCTTGTACACCACTTTCGATTGGCTCCATCTTAAACTCAACCTTGTTGGTGTCTGAGTCGCCAGGTAGTGGGATGTAAAGAGTTCTGTGTGACTGCCCCTTGAGATTTGTTTGCAAGAATCTAAACAGTTTGTCTTCAGCATCTCCAGACAGCTTTGCACCCTTTAAGGTTACGATATATCTTGGTGTTGCCTTATTCGCAAAATAGTCAATGTTGTACTGGGATGCCAACTGGTCTCCATGCAATGAGGTAATTGCAGACATAATGTCTGGAACACCATAGAATGTGTTTAGTGGTGAGTATTCTTTATAGTGAAGAATCTCGTTTGGTCTTGGATCGGTTGTCATTGGGTTTGGGTTCTTTGCCCCGAAGTTTCTGAAGTAAACAACCTTCTGTCCAATTATTTGTACGTACCCGTCACGCAATCTGCGCACACGCATCGTAGTTGATGGGATGTGGCCGACATAGCCAATCTCTCCGTTAATTGTTCTACCAATTTCTAAATATCCGTTTCCTGTAGCTTGTACGTCTGTATAAAATTTTGTTAATGTTTCTGTAAACGATTCTTCATCGTTAAGATTTTCAATCCAGTCTCTTAGCTCAATCTTAGCTCTTTCAATTCTTTTACGAGCACGATCTACAGATTCAGAAGATGGGTTGTCCTCTAGTCTTAGCATTGTTCTTTGAGATACTTCAAAGTCATAGCCAAGACCAACAATGTTCTCTACCTTGGCATCAATAGCTGCGTGATTAGCAAAAGAAGTGTCGTAATAATTGGCAAGCTCGTATAGATTCCATGGTGGTGTAATGACATCAAACATACCGTAACCATTACGGAATACGTCTCCAGGGTTAATCTCTTTAGATTGAGCACCGTCTCTTCCAGATGCAATTGCCCTAGCGTTAGTTAGGTATTGGTCTGTTGGGGGCATCTCCAATGCCTTAGCCATTCGGCTTGTTCTTCTCTTAAAGTTAGTCTCTAGCCCATTAAGATTTTTAAGATCTTCCCATGGCTTGTTGAATGGATCTCTTTTTTTAAAAAGATCTTCTGCAAGTTCTTGCTCTGGAACACTAGCTCCAAGAATATATTCTTCAGTCATCTATCCCTCGTCACCATAAGTCTTCAAAGTCTGCTGTGCAGCATGTACTGCACCAAGATCGTTAAGGTTAGGAATCAGGCCCTCTTTCATTCGATCAAGCTGCTCATTGTATTCTTCGTCAGTTACTCTGCTTAGCCCAGCAAAGAAAACTGGTTCTCCATCTGGTTCTCCATAGTAGGCAGCTGCCTGTTTTAGTTCAGAAAGTTTAGAAATGTCGCCTTTCATGGAAGGAATGTTTAAAATGTTTCCACTTCCGTCAGTAAACCACTTACCGTTAGCTCTTTTCCACACATAGACACCCCAGTCATACCCTTTATCAATAAAAGTGACCTTAGACTTACCAATTTGATCTTCTCTACCAGCATTCATGGTTTAATTATATCACACTATACTGGTTTAATGGTTGCAGACTGTAAAGAAGCATTATTATTTACTGCATATCTATACTCAATTGGTCTGAGTGTAACATCATCGCTGAATATTGTCTTATTGGTTCCAGTAAACAATTGATAAACATTCTCCAAGTTAACGCCAGGATATTCATTTGCTCCTAGAATTGGAATACTTTCTCTCTGCAAGGCATCTAGACCATAGTATGTTAGGTTGTTGATTAGGATTGGTCCGACGATATTTATGGTTCCAGCCGTGCCATCAAAACTTATAGGTGTGGCAAAACCTAGTCCAATCATGTTCCATTCATTAACAGAAATAGTTGGTGCTTGCACCCTTCTACCATTTAAATAAAAGATTACAGAATCAACCTCTACATCATTTTGATCTGTAGCATATAGAACAAATCTGTCAGAAGATGGTTTGGATGGCTTAATAAAAATCTTAATCTTATTATCTGGATTATTGCTGTCAACTTCTAGTAGTGGCAAATCGGAGTCAACGATATCTGCCCTATTAAACTTTGCAGACATTTGTATTGCAGCAAGATCATATACTGAAAGTCTTTCTCTATTAATTCTCATCGCAATACCACGATCAGCGTCACCAAAAGATCCAGTTAATTCTATTCCACTATTTTTAGTCAGGTATAAATGCGGAGTGCTATCTTTATACATTAAATATGGATTTCTTGCTTTGTAGTCATAGTAGAAGCCATACCTTGTGTATGGATACATAGGCTCACCGAACTTGGTATTTATTGGATTAGTGATCAATGAGTCGAGACTTCTTGAAGACAGCTGTAAGGATCTAATCTTGATTGGATTCTTTATAATGCCGTCAGACTTCATGACAATGTGTAAAACTATGGCTGTGTCTTCAATATCTATTGAAGGTGGCAGATAAACAATAGAACCATTTACGACCTCATACTTGGTATTTACCCACTCAGAGGACGGCTCAACAAGCCTTGACCTATCTATTGACTGGGTGTTTACGAAAGAGTTAGCCGAAAGTGTTGCTCCACCAGATATTGTTTGAAAAGAAATGTAGGTTCTAATGCCCGAATCGTTTGTATAGTATGCGTCATTTAAATATGTCTCTGGAACTGTGGTATTAGAATTGATTTGAATAAAATCAATACTGTATTCATCTTGCCCGCTTTTATTTTTAACCTTTTTAGCAAAATAACTTAGAGGAATATAATCCTGCCAATACGAACTGGTCTCTATGTCTAGGTATCTTTCTCCGAAAAAGTCTTTTACACCGATAGTGTAGCTAGCTTTATGTGAAAGAATGTCGTTAATGTATTCTTCATATGGATAGCCACCGTTAGCTATTTCTTCTGGAATATACTCTTCTGGAGTTCCACCATCAAACTGGTATCTTAAAAATGGTAAGCCATTTGATCCAAACAGATAGCTCAGCTCTGAAACATTTTGCTTTGTGCAAAAACCTATTCTATAAATATATCCAGAGAATGTATTTGTAAATGATTTGTTACCAGCCAGGTAAAGACTTAGATCAGCCCTATTGTTTAGCAAAGTTGAAACGTTCCCTCCGAACGTATTCGAAAAGTCTTTGAAGTTAAGTCCAGCAACAAAAGAATGTCCCATTGTTATAGCTGGTGTCTCATAAACCAGCTCTTCGACATTATTATAAAAAAGTTTATACTGAATAGTATTAGCAATAAACTGAACAGAGTTTTCAGTGATCGTTGAAATTGATATCTGATCACCGTCTTTAGAGTTAGATATCGTGAAGCTATCGTCATCAATTACATTTACGAGATAATCTTTATTTTCTATAATTTCAGGTGGTAAAGAGCCAGAGAAAGAAATCAAATCGTTAGTTGAAAGACCGTGGCCTACTGAATTTATTACAGTATCACTAATTGAAGAAACATTGTTTGATCTTGTATTAGTCATAGCATCAAGATAATTCTTTGTTGTTTTGTTTTCAATCCTAAACAAAGTTTCTGAACTAGAGTATCCTATTGGAGACTCAAATAATCCATAGAAAGCTACTGTTTTTTGATTCAGAACACTAACGCTATTAAAGAACAAATATCCATCCGTATCTACCCATGATTCATCTGGCTTCATCATGATAGCGTTAGATGCTATTCTTGACAATCCACGATACCAGCTGTCTTCCGTCTTGTTGTTAAAAATAATTTCTGGAAGAGAATATGAAGGTGGAGATAAAACATTGTTGGTAGTAGAAGCGTTTTCTAAAGTTCCCTGTTGCCATTTAGCTATATCTGGATAAGTATAGTTATTGCTATAGTTGGAGAGGGTATAGTCTATTGGAAAAGATTCTCCGAAGTATGACGATGCTAGCTCATTAGGGAATGATACTGCCTGTCCATATACCCACCTTCTTTTTGAGACAGCAGATGGCACTCGGTAAGAATATATTGCAAAACAGTCTATTTCAAACTTACTGATTTCTTCATATGAATAGAAGCCAAGCCAGTCTTGACTTTTGCCAGCCAGGTTGGTTTCTGCTGGAAGATCTAGTTCGGAAGTATCAAAAGATACATCCAGAACCTTCTCGCCATTAATAACAAGAGAAGCCCCATTTTCAAAAACAATAAGATTAATAAGCATTGGCCTATACCATTCGCCAATATAGTGTGCCTGGATTCCTTCACCTATTTTAACTGTTATAAACGGTCCATCAACATAAATTCCATCTTCTGAACTAATTGGACCAAATATTCTTTTTGGCTCTCTAGTGTCTGGATTAATTCTTAACCAAAACTCTACCGTGTATGTTCTGTATCTTCCAGACTCATTTAAGAATCCATTACCTGGAAGAATAATCGATGGTCCGCCAAATCTCTCTGGCATTATTGATGTTACTGTGGAAGATCCATAAACCATTGGCATGTTAGTATTTTTTGCCAATAGCTTATTTTCTCTAGCAAGATAGTATCCTGGAGAACTTTCTAGACCGTAAAGATCAGACTCTAGGCCATAATATTCTTTATCAATATTTACCGAAGTTATTTCTGAAGCAGTGACACCATCAGAAGTATCAAAAAATTCTTCAGCATACTGTCCTATAGCAAACCCTCCGACATAAGTAGTTATTGTTTGATCATATACAAGGTTATACCTAATAAAAGGTGTTATTGTTTTAACTGGTAAAACATAAAGTGTTCCAAATCTTGGTTTATTAAAACTTATACCGCCAGATCCTACGGTATCTTCTATTTCAAAAGTATCATCGTCTGCATTCACAACAAAGTATTCTGTGTATCGGTTTAGTGCTAAAGGCAAATCAAAAGACGCATCGACCTTAATTCTATCTCCATCAGAAAATCCATGATCGGCTAGAAGAAACTTGGTTGCTGGTCCAGCAGTAGTAGAAAGACCATCTGCATTAAATACAATCTGCTCAACATCTGGTAAGTCAAAGGTATGATGTAAAAACTGCCAACCATCTTGATTAAAAGCGGTTACCTGCTCAACACGCTCAAGGCTATTGGTGTATCTTGGAACACCTACACCATCATACTTGTACCCAAACTCTATAGACTCTATGTTTTGCGAATTTGGGTAGCAATAAAAACCAATAGCAACACTTCCAAGATCTTCATTAAGATAAGTGTCAACCATATCTTGAGACTCTATCTCAAAAGAAAAAACATCTTCAGAAACAATGCTATAAACAACCTTAGAACTATTTGGGATACTCTGAGAAGAATCTATAGAAACAGAACAGTTAGAATATGTCCAAGAAGAAGTATTTGAAAGATCTTTAGCATTTTCAGTAGTGATAGAAAGATAATCTACCGTCTCGTCTAGAGGCCATAGGGCTAAAGGGTGTTCAGAAAAAACCTGTTCTGCGTAAAGGTTAGAAGGATTTGACATGTGTTCTCCATGTCTATTTTATCATAAAGGATTAGACTGCGTATCTAAAAATAACTACCCCAGAGCCACCATCACCGCCAACAGAAGCTGCCTCTGCTCCACCGCCTCCGCCACCAGTATTTGCTAATGCTGCTGTAGGAATTGTTGAGCCAGTTTCTCCCCTACCTCCGCCGCCGTTACCACCATCAACAGCGCCACTGTCTCTATCTCCTCCACCGCCACCGCCAGCAAACCACCTTGTGCTTGGGAATATAAGCTCTCCGACACTACATGCATTGCCCCAGTCAGAGAAAGCACTAGTTCCATTTCCACCAAGACCACCTTGGTTTGTAGTTGCATCTCCGCCAGCTTCTCCAGCACCACCGCCACCGCCACCACCGTCACCACCGAATCCAGTTCCACCAGCATTACCTTGTCCAGGAATACCGTCACCACCTGGACGACTACTAGATGAAGCACCTCCACCACCAGAACCACCCTTAGACCCATACTCTTGTTTGTTCTGGGTGCCACCACCACCTCCACCGCCTACAGCATAGATACGGCCCTCAATATAAGACGACTCCCCATCACCACCAAGACCACTGTTTGATGTTCCAGGAGCACCAGCACCTACACGAACAACAGTGGTTCCAGCATCAAAGAAAAAACTTCCATTGATGACACCACCAGCACCACCTCCACCACCACAGTTATCACTAGATTCACCAGTAGACCCACCACCGCCACCGCCAACCATTAAAACTTCTAAAAGACCTGGAGATTGAATAACAAGATCATGCTCACCAGTAGATGTCCAAGCTAAATATCTATAACCACCAGTTGTTACAGCTACATCAAAAGAAGAAGCTGTCTCATCGACAACTGCAGATCCAGGAAGTGCTGGTATCCAAGCAGAACCATTCCATACCTTAGCATTACCAAAAGAATATGCCATTATGGAACCTCAATCCATACATCCCCTGCAAAAAGAGTATATCCAGAAACTGGATCAACAGAGCCAACATAAATCTTTTGACCAGCCTCACCGTCAGTATTTATAATTTTAGCAGTCTGATCATTGATTTGCCATGCACCAATAGCATCTACCCAAACATACCCCTCGTAAATATCACCATCTGTTGGGTTAGCTGGAAAGTTTAATGCTGCCATCTGTATACTCCTTCTAAAATATTATATACCATTAAGGAATGTTTACCTGTACCCATTGTGAGGAATCAGTGTCTTGATAATAAACATAGAGATAGCCAGTAGCAGAGTCTAACCAAAGGTCTCCAGTATTTGCTGTTGCTGGAGATGATTCTGATATAAATGTTTGTCCACCAGAAGGTCCTTGAATACCCTGTGCACCTGTTGGTCCTGTCGGACCTGTCGGTCCACTATTTCCAGCCTCTACCCATTGGCCACCATCAACATCTTCATACCAAATAGCTGTTACTGCTGTTTCAGAATTAAACCATCCATCACCATCATTAGGTGCTGTAGGTGCTGTAGCAGAAACAAAGAATGCTGCTGCACCAGTGGGACCAGTTGGCCCTGTCGGACCCGTTGGGCCAGTTGGGCCTTGCTCGCCCTGTGGGCCTACTTCACCCTGTTCTCCGATCTCTCCTTGAGGACCACTAATTGATTCTAATTCATTCCACGCAGCTATACCATCACCGATACGAATATTAAAATTGGTTGTGTCATAACCAATTTCACCAAGAGCAAGAACAGGGTTTGCAGCAGCCCACTCTGCTGCAGTTCCTCTACGCTGCTGAATTCTAGTTGCCAATATATTCCTCCATAAAAGACTAATCTAATTATAACATGCTATTTGCTTACAACTTTGCTAGAATAATGAGCTAGATTGGACTTTAGTCTTTCGCTAGATGGATTAAGTTTAGATGCTTCTATTCCATATTCTAATGCTTTATCGTATTCCCCGACGGCATAAGCAGAAATAGCAGCCAAATCATATGGAAGGTCTCCCCAAGCATCCTCTTCACACAAATATTCTAATGGTCGCTCTTTAATAGCTAATGCCATTTCAGAATACTTTAGGCATTCTTCCCATTTTTGATTTTCATAATAGAATCTTGCTAAATCAACTATTGGCTCTCTTCTATCTGGTGTCTCCTCAACTGCTTTTATGAACCAGTCTTCCTTTTCCTGCCCAGTGCTACATTTAGCAATGTATCTCATAGACGCTGAACGCTCTGGCTTCCAAGTAGATCGGGGTAACGAAAGGTGCCTAATAAATTCTTTCTTTGCTTCTTCAAATTGAAAATGAAAGAAAAGCTCTCTAGCATAATAGTGTGCGTTACGATCATCTAGTGGATCTTCTTCTACTGCCAACCTGAGTAGTGGCATATACTGTCCACGTGACTTTGTGCTATCTGGGTGATGATGTATCTCTAAATCTACCCAGCTCTGCTTCTCTTCAATTCTGTCTGTAGTTAATACTTCATGAACTGGATGTTTCCAACGGTATCCAAATCTAGAATGAATCTTATCTCCGCCATATTGTAGTCCAGGGATAGTTTCTTTTTCATCTTTCCAAGACCATGTATATTGATACCGTGGGCGAGTAGCACCTTCTTTATGAGCTTTTTCTAAATGTTTTCTCCAGCCAGGAAGTAGCACTTCATCCATATCCAAAGCAATGCAGTAGTCAATATCTTCTGGCAACAATGCTAGAGCAGCATTACGAGCATTATCAAAACGCCAAGGTCTGACAAGAATAGAAGCAACCTCTATACCATACTTAGCAGCGGTAAGCAATGCATCATCTGTGCTGCCAGTATCAGCAATTAAAAGATAGTCAGCATCTTTAGCTGACTCATACCAACGTTCAATAAACTGTTCTTCGTTTAGCGCAATGGTATATACTGCGACTTTCATACCCTTTTTAGTCATAGAGCTAGTCTATCACAACAAGAGTCCAGGATTGCGTTTCTTCTATCCACTGATACATATTTCCATCATCTGGTGGTGGGAATGGTGGCTGCCATTCTGCAGCATCATCATTCCATGTCCAGGACAGATATGGTTGTTCTGGTATTGGAACCTCTAGCGGCAAAATTTCTGAAAATGATTCTCCAGCATTTTCTGCCCAAGCATCTATATAATATGTTCTATTAGGTCTGAAACCAAATACTCTTGATATTTCTAAATAAGTTTGATCTGTAGCAATATATTGCATAGTATTCTTTGGATATTCCTCGCCACCGAAAGGTATACCGTCAAAAGAAATAGCATACCCAAACTTTAGATTATCGAACTCAACTTCTTCAGAACCATTTTGTTTAAAATTAAAATAAAAGTCAACATAGTCATCATATGGGTCAACCATAGACGTATCTATGTTCCAATCTTTATTGATAGTATCAAAATTTATTTTTACTTTCATATCTACCCGTAACTTAGTATATATCTAATTGAAACAATTCCAGAACCGCCAGCTGCACCACCTTTGGAACCTGCCGCTGTTGAGAAGTATGCTGATCCACCAGCACCGCCACCACGACCATCTGTTCCAGCAATACCGCTGTTTATTCCAGTCCTACCAGCTGCGCCACCACCAAAGCCACCAGCACCAGCAGTCAGTCTACCAGACCCACCGCCACCGCCACCATACCTTACGTTTGTTCCAGTTGGTATGCGGTTAAACTGTCCAACTCCGCCATCACCACCATCATTAGTTGCAGCATCAGCACCAGCAGCACCAGCACCACCCCCACCTCCAGCACCACCCTGAGACGTTCCATATGGTCCAGAAGCACCACCAGCATACCCCTGCCCAGCAGTTCCATCTCCACCAGCAGTTCCAGTACTACCATTACCAGTTCCACCACCAGAACCACCAGAGTTTGCAGGCTTAGTAAAGTATGATGTTCTACCACCACCGCCTTGGCTGGTTTTTCCATTAAATGATGAGTTTTCTCCATTAGAACCACCACCAGTTCCACCACTACCACCAGCACCACCATCACCCACTGTTACGGTATAGCTTCCAGATGTCAAAAACATTCTTGACTCAGCAGAAGCACCACCACCAGAACCATGGTCGCCAGAATCTGTTCCCTGTGCATTTGACCTAAATCCTCCTCCACCACCACCACCAGCTAAAGTAACGTCATCTTTAGAAGCACCGCTACCACCACCACCAGCGACAATAAGATACTGAACCTCTCCATTAGTTCCAGGATCAGTAACGGTAAAAGTTGAGCTTCCAACTGTAGTAAAAGTATGCACTTTCCAAGTTATTCCAGTAGAGCCAGTGTAAGTGCTTACTGTTCCACCAGTGGCCTGTATTGGCTCCCAAACCAAACCTAGTGATGCAGGGCTTCTAAATCCATGAAGAGGCATTATAGCTCCTCAATGTATGCTGCTACGCATCCCGTATCTGATGTGGTGAATGATGTAACTGTTAAGATACCAGTTTTCCCAGCGGTAATTGATGTCGGGATAATGCCAACAAATGTCCAGTTTGCTGGGTATGAGAATGTTCTGTCTGATGCACCAGTGTTAACAATTCTTAGTGTTTTGATTCCACCAGCAATATAGTTACTTCCAGTGATAGTTAAGGCTTCATCAATTGAAACGGTATACAAGCCAGTGTCTGAGGAGAAGTCAAGGTTTAAAGTTCCTGGGCTGCTAGATGTTGTTACATCAATATCATAGTTTGGTGCAGAAATAATACTAGAGCTATCAAGGCTTGTTAGATCATTTATGTCATAAGAGTAGGTAATTGTTTCATTTACCCAATTTCCACTGGCATTATCATATACTAGAAAATCTCCATCAGATGGGGTTGGAACGGTAACATCGGAAAGATCGTTGAACTCTGTAATGGTTAGCTGTCGTCTCCAAATGCCAGCTGTTGCATCCCAATAAAAATTATCATATGTGTCACCATCGCTAGGTGAACTGGGAAAGTCTAATGCCATACAAACTCCTTCAGTATTAATTATACACTATTTTGTTTTTATGATTCTGGATATAGCTCTGGCCAAACAATATTATATGGGTCTGTTTGCGACTGAGGTATATCTCTAAGTTCCTGGCGGTATATGACATATTCTTCTGGAACAGGAACTCCAGCCTCATATGACTTAAGAACAATGAAATCTGTTTCTGATAGAAGCCTATCTCTTTGATTTCTGATTAGCTCCCACTGCCCCTCAATCTCAAAATCAATTTCTTCTTGAGTTTTATCTCTAACATTCCAAGACATAGACTCCTGAACCCAGGTCACTACCTTGGTATTATCTACTGATGGCTTTTGATCTACCTCAAAATATCCAGCAGACTGCAAATCTTCTGCTGTAAAGGTTGTCTTATCAGTTTTTGTAGTGCCATCTGGCATACGTAGCCTGGAAGGCATAATCGATGGGTATGCTCCGTTATAAGAATAAAGTTTCATAATACTCTATGATACCACCAAATAAAAACCAGTAAGCGATTGTCTACCAGTATCGTCAGTCGATATTGAAATATCTAATGTCTGAGAATTGTTAAAAATTGTGTAGCCAATTGTCATATTGCCATTGTCAATGATATCTGAATATGGCGACATTGTTAGTGTCGGCTCCTGAGAAGGTGGTCTACCAACTAGATTGGCTATTGCTATAACAAAACCAGAGCCAGTAGAAGAAGATATGCTCGAAGAATATGTGCTTGGGCCTTTATTGTTGCTATAGCCATAGCTATCAACATTTACAAATTCTTTTTGTGTAGAAAATACAGCTATACCGCAAGAAAAAATAGTTGAAACTGCAGACGATATTGATACGGTAGATCCAGCATCGCCATTTTCTAATATTTTATAGTAAGAGTATACTCTAGGGTATTCTCCGCTGTCTCCAGCACCTATTAATGTCCAACCAGATGGGGTTGTTTGAGATGCACTAGAGCTATCTCCAGCAGCAAATAAAACAGCAAGATCACCACTTTTTGCATCAGACGGTATCGTAGCTGTAAAAGTAGAATCAGTGCCCCCCTCAAAAGAAGTGCTTAACAGTTCAACAAATCTTATTTTCTTTTCAAACTGAGTTGTGCTATTTAGATTCCAAATGCCCTCGGCATCATTATAGCTAAAATCAGAAACGTTAACTGGTCTTGGTGCTATATCAGAAGAGCTAAGCTTATCCCATTCCTTAAAAAACCTTTTCTTACCTTTACGAAAACCACCAAACCTACTTTTTGACATTATTAATCACCAAACCCAGACAAATCTAATGTTTGATAATCCCCCTGCCAAGTTCTTATCTGATGAATTAGTCCAGTAAAATCTACCTCATACGATGCCTCAAGATCAGCAACGTTAGACGAGATGGTTCCAAATCCACAGTCATTTGATCCAGAAACTGTGCTAGAGGAGCCATCTGTAATATCAGAACCAAGAAAATCTAGCCCAGTAAAACTTCCACGTCCACCGAGTTGTGCATATACAGAAAGCTTATATTGTGATGCATCAACAACAAAGTAGTAAGTAACAAAAGTATTCAAATAATCAGAAATATCAACTTCTACAAATGCTGCTCCAGCATCAGTATTCCATGCAGAATTTCCAGTTGTAGTAAATGCCCTAGCCCTAAGAGTCCCAGAATCAACACCAGCAGAAAACCCAGCACCACCAGAACCACCTATATCAAAAAGAATTCCAGAATCTGAAGAACCGATAACAGCATCCACAGCAACAAGAACATCAGAAGAGTTATTTTCTCCAGGCCCAGTGCTTGGCATAGACTTAATTGTTTTATAAGGTGTTCCGTATCTAGACTCTTTATCATCTAAAGAAGACTCGATTATAGACTGTAAATTCCAAATTCCATCCTGATACCTTTTTTCTACAGCTGGGATAAACTGAACATAGCATGAAGCAACAGCGTTTCGACCACCATCGCTAGCATCCCAGGTTGCATTTACTGGGGTATCTCCGCTATTAAAAACCCATGCGGCAACATGAAAATTATTAGAAACAGTTACTTCATAATCAGCAGTTGGTGATGTCGAAGGAAAGCTTCCACCATTAACATAGTAAGAAGCAAAACCAAAAACTGGGGTGTCAACACCAGACATAGATATAGTTTGAGAAGCAGGATCGTTTCTTGTCGATTGGCTATTTGAGCTTCCGAACAAAGCTACAGAATCTTTATCTGGCCTTAGAATAGCCCAGTAATGATTATTATAATAATTAAAAGTATATGTGCTACTAGAATCTGCTGCAGAAAGTTTAGCATAGCTAATCTGAGTTCCAACGTCGCTTTCTCCAGCTCCGTCTGTTGATGCAGCAATCACTAAACCATCTGGTTTATCAGAAACATGTCCAGCATCTGTAGAACCAGAAAATATAAGAAAATAATCATTATCTAAAACAGTTGGAACAGTGACAGTTGTTCCAGAAACAGACCCTACACTAATAATAGAAACTGATGTCAAGTCTGTATTTTTATTTTCAAGATAGCTTGTTGTAGTTCCAACATATCCACCATTAAGATATACGCTTTCCATTATTAGCTAATTTCTTCGTAAGAGCATACCGCCTGTAAATCCCCATCAGCAGAAGCTAGACATCTAAGAGAATCACCTTCTTCAAGATAAATAGATGTATCTTTAGATACTACAACTAGTGAAGCATCTGCTGGCACAGTAATAGTATTTGCAAGCTTATAAGAAGTTGAGCTTCTAAAAAAATCAACGGTAACGTCTGCTGAGTTAGTTCCATCTATGTTAGAAATTACAAGAGAATTAATTTTAATAATTTTACCACTAGCTGCGGTATTTTCAACAATGGCAGCAGCACTAGTGGTAACAGACTGAACTGCTGTCTTACCATAAATACTTACTACGTTAACGATGTTAGGATTTGCCATAAAACTATTGTACCATTTCTATCCGAAAACCATTGCTAAAGCTATAGACTTACCAGGGGTAACTAGGCCAGCCTCAGAAGGTGTTTGATTTATCCATTCAGAAGAATTATTATCATAAGCCAAAATTTCATTATCAGCTGGAGTATTTATAGTAACGTCAGAAAGATCATCAAGAGTTGCTGACCCCAGGCTACCAGCTGGTCCAGTAGGTCCAGTAGGTCCTGTAGGTCCTTGAGGTATAGCAAAATCCAATACCTGGTTACCTGCTGGTCCAGCGATAGACACTGATGCTGTTCCACCAGGATCTTCAGTAGTTACCGTTCCAAGAGATATAGTTGTTTCTGGACCTGTAGGTCCTGTAGGTCCTAGCGGTCCAGTAGGGCCTGTTGGACCGACAACTGTAGTTACAACACCTTGCCATACAGATCCAGTCCACTTCCATGTTTTTCCAGAAGCGGTGAATTCGTCATCAACTGATGGTGAGTCTGGGAAGTCTATAGCCATTGTTTAATTATACCCTATCCAGACAAAGCCAAGACTAGTCCAATACTTACCCCTGGTCCTGTAGGCCCTGTAGCACCAGTAAGGTTTGCAGAAGCTTCTATCCAATATGAGTCATAATAAACATAAAGTCTTGCCTCTGTTGAATTAAACCATGCGTCGCCCTCTTCTGGGCTGACTGGTGCTGTGTCAGAAACCGTATAGTTTCCATCAGGCCCAGTAGGTCCAGTTGGACCAGGCAAGCCACCCTCAGCTATCTGAATCCACTGTGATGTATCAGCATCAGTATAATAAACAGAGGTCAAACCATTGGATGTATTAAACCAAATATCACCAGATTCAGGACTAGATGGTGCTGTAGGTCCAGTTATATGTGTTGTAGCACCTGTCTCAACACCGCCACCTACAGTTGCTGGACCCCAAACACCAGAAGAATAAACTAGTGCTTGTCCATTAGATGCACCAGAAACACTTACGTCAGAAAGATCATCGATAGATGATGCCTCTGTTATAACATTGTTACCATTTACGGAAGCGGTAGCACCTTCGACAATAAGACCATTCTTGACCTTAAAGTCTTTGTTATCTGTAGCCAAGTGCTACCACCTCCATAAATTTCTATGCTATAAGTGTACCAAATACTTTTACAGTAGTTGTTGCTGTTCCAGCGGTATAAAGAATCTCAACGTCTGTTCCATTGATACCAGCGGTAATTACACCAAGACTTCCATTAGTTCCAACAACTGCATATTCTGTAATTGCAATGTTGTCTGATGTGTCTAGTGTTACTAGTATTTCTGATACCTCGGTGTGAGTTGAGTATGCTGCTTTTACTACAAACTTTGCTGCTCTGTAATCTGCTTTAGCCCATGCATACACTGCTGTTTGGTTTGTGTTAGACAATGTTGCTGTAGCTGCTACCTGTAGTGCAACGCTATTCAGTTCAACTGATGTGAATGATCTGTCTGTGTCGTCTACAGCTGACTGTGCTCTTGCATCAGTAAAGTAAAGATTAGTGCTGCCCTCTGTCAAATCGTCAGTTGTGTCTGGGACTTCAGAATCAACATACTGCTTTGTAGCTGCATGTAGGTTAGCAGTTGGGTCTGCTGAAAGGGTGAGAAACCCAGTCATTGTATCGCCAGACTTAGCTACCTTCTCGGCAATAGAGTTTGTTACTGTTGTTGAGAAGCTAGCGTCATCACCAAGAGCTGCTGCCAACTCGTTTAGAGTGTCAAGAGTTCCTGGTGCTGAGTCCACTAGGTCTGATACTGCTGTTGCAATTCTGTCTGTTACTGTGTTACCAGATGTTCCATCTACAGTTGCATCACCAATCAAATCATCTGTATATGAGTTTGCGTTTGATTCAGCAGTTGAAGCAGATCCTGCTGCGTCATAAGCAGAAGATGTGGCATCTAAAGCTCTTTGATCTGTGAAGTAGAGGTTTGTGCTACCCTCAGTCAAATCATCTGTCGTTGATATTGCTGTCGAACCAGCAAACGATAGCGAGTTGGCTTCATCATCATAAGTAATAGTAATGTTAGTGTGACTACCATTACTAATAGCTGTTGCTACAGCGTCCTGTGCTCTTTCGTCAGTAAAATATACATTAGTACTGCCCTCAGTTAAATCATCAGTAGTATTACCATCTGTAAGTACATTCTCGCCATTAACAGTCGCTGTTGTACCTTCAACGACGAGGCCATTCTTGACTCTAAAGTCTTTATCTACAGTTGCCATTTTCTTTTTCTCCTTAGCTATGCCTTAAGTCCCATGCGAGCGTATCGCACAGTGACTGGCCTAACGGATGGAATTGGTGTCAAAATTAATTGAACATCATCTCCAGCCTTAGAGACACTAACGGTTCCCATATCCCCATCGTTGTCTACAATGCCATACTGAGCAACATTTACATCATCATTATCGATTAGAATTGTTAACTCAGTTGCATAATAATTATTGTCACCATCTGTTGTTTTAGAAATAGAAACAAGGTATTTAACCATTCTCCATTCATCTGCAACAAAACTGTCAATAACTGTTGTGTTTTCTATTCCAGCAATTTCGTGTTCGTTATTACCAGATGATCCGAGATCAGTAGAATTCGCTGCAAGTGTATCAATAAGATCAACAAAGTCGTCTCCGTCTGGCCTATCACCAGTTTCAAAGAGTGCTTTCAGTGCAGCAAGATCTAGCTTGGACATATATCCATTATAACATTAATGTTTAATTTAAAGAATATAGTTATTAAATCCGATAACAGCCACACCAATAGGTGGTGGGTTTTCTGGACTATAAGCTGAAAAACCTTTATTAAGAAACTTAACCCTAAAAGGCAACTGTTCTTTAATAATAGTGTTTACCTTAATATCGTTAATTCTAGTATTTGGATAATCTTTAGCTTTAATGTTTTTAGACGATGGAGATGCATCAGTAATCTTTACAGAAATATCTTTATCAGATACAGTAGCTCTTCTAGAATCTTTTTGAACAACAAAATCTAAAAAAAGATCACGCTGTTGAATAATTCTTGCGTTTGCCATTATTCAGTAACGTCTTCGATGATTACCATGCTACCCTGTGCAACAGTCCATACTCTTGTAAGATCAGATAGCTGAATATCAAAAACATCTCCAGTCTCTAGTAGCTCTGACTGTGCTGCGGTAAGAGAAACAGTAAATTCACCTGGATCATCATCTGGTTGTGCTTCTGGAGTAAGATTAACAATATCTGAACCATTACGTTCAATGTCCATCCTGATAGTCCAGTCTTCAATAGCTAAA